GGCGAATCCGTCGCTGCAGTCGAAGCTGGCGCTGGGACCTAACCAGTTTATGAGCTGGAGCAATTTCCTCTACAGGGTCAGTACGATCCTTGACGTCACCAATAACTGTTTTATCTGCCCGGTCTTCGACGAGCGGATGGCTATTACCGGGGTCTTCCCGGTGCTTCCGGCATCGTGTTCCCTGGTCGAGTACGACGGAGAGGTCTGGCTGCGGTATCAGTTCTCCAACGGACAGACAGCGGCCGTCGAGTTCCGGAAGTGCGCGATATTGACGAAGCACCAATACAAGTCAGACTTTTTCGGGGATAGTAACTTCCCGCTCCGGGAGACGATGCAGCTGATCCACATACAGAACCAGGGCATCGAGGAAGGCGTAAAGAACGCCGCGACGTTCCGGTTCATGGCGACGCTGAACAACTTCTCCAGCGCGGCGGATCTGGCGAAAGAGCGGGAGCGGTTCACAGAGAGCAACCTCTCGACAGAGTCCAGGAGCGGAGGCTTCCTGCTGTTCCCGAATACGTACAAAGATATCAAACAGATCGACGTCAAACCGTACTCGGTCGACGCTGCCCAGATGCAGCAGATCCGGGAGAACGTCTTTAACTACTTCGGGGTCTCGGAGGAAGTCCTGCAGAACAAAGCCAGGGCGGAGGATCTCGAGGCGTTCTTCGACGGTGCGATTGAGCCGTTCGCGATCCAGATCAGCGAGGCGATGACCCGGATGCTGTTCTCCGAGAGAGAGCGGGCCCAGGGCTCGTATGTGATCGCCAACGCGAACCGGCTGCAGTACATGAGCACAACGGCGAAGGTACAGATGGCGAAGGAACTCGGAGATAGGGGAGCGATCCTCATCGACGAGATCCGCGAGCTGTTTAATTATGATCCGCTTCCGGATGGAGCCGGACAGGTTGCTCCGATCCGAGGCGAGTATAAGGCAACTGATGAGTTAGGAGGTAACGACAATGCCGATCAAGAATGACAGAGAATACAGAAACATGACGATGGAGATCAGAGCGGCCGAGACTGAGGAACAGGCCGAGAAGATGGTCGTCAGAGGATACGCGAGCACGTTTAACGAGCCATACACGCTGTACGAGGACGAATACTGGCGCTTCAACGAAGTAGTCGACAAGGATGCGTTCCAGAATACAGACATGGAAGACGTGATCATGCAGTATGACCACGAGGGCCGCGTGTTCGCAAGAATCAGAAACAACACCTTGACCGTCACACCAGACGATCATGGGCTGTTAATAGAAGCAGATCTCGGAGGGACGGAGCTGGGACGCCAGCTGTTCGAAGAGATCCGCGGAGGCTATACGGACAAGATGAGCTTCGGCTTCACTGTAGACGCAGAAGACTTCCTCGACACTAAGGACGAGGACGGCAAGGCGCTCACAGTGAGAACGATCAAGTCAGTCCGCAAGCTTTACGACGTTTCTGCTGTTTCATTACCAGCGAATGACGCTACGGAGATCAGCGTCAGGAATCTGACCGACGGAGAGATCGAGCGGATCAGCGCGGAGAGACGCGAGGCTGAAGAGATGGAGCTGCGGAGACTGAGGGCAGAAATCAAAGCAAAAGCTATGTCAGGAGGTAACAAATGACAAGAGAAGAAATCATGAACCTCGGATTCGAAGAGCTGGAGACGAGAGCCGCAGAAATCGCTGAAGAGACAGCCGAAGCGGACAAAGAACAGCTGGAGACTCTGAACGCTGAGCTCGATGCTATCACTGAGAGACGCGCAGCGCTTCAGATCGAGATCGAGGAAAGAAAAAAAGCAGCCGACGCCGTGGCAAAGGGTGCCGGCGAAGTAATCGAAGAAAGAAAGGACGAGAAGAAAATGACTAATCTCGAAATCAGAAACAGCCACGAATATATCGAGGCGTTTGCAAAGTATGTTAAGACCGGCAAAGACGCAGAATGTAGAGCTCTCCTGTCAGACAACGTACAGGACGGCGTCGTTCCGGTTCCTGAGTTCGTTGCTGGCATCGTAGCCGCAGCACTGGAAGCTTCCCCGATCCTGAGCAGGGTCCGCAGAATGGAAGCAGCCGGTAATGTTAAAGTCGGATTCGAGTATGGCGCTCCTGCAGCTGTAGCACACACTGAAGGCGGAGATCCGATCGAGGAAGAAGCGCTGCTCCTGGGTATCGTTCACCTGATCCCGCAGACCTGGAAGAAGTTCGTCCAGATCTCAGACGAGGCGCTCGACTCCATGTCTGGAGAGGCTTATCTGTCCTACATTTACGAAGAAGTAGCCAGAGGCATCATCAAGGCCAGAGAGGATGCAGTAGTAGCTGCTATCCTGGCTGCACCGTCAACAGCTGACGCTACACATCCGTCAGTTAAGTACACCGAGACCAGCACTGCTGCTATCGACGACTTCGTACAGGGCCGCGCACTGCTGAGCACTGCAGCAAGAAATCTGGTAATCATCTGCACACCGAAGCAGTACGCTGACTACAGATCGCTGCAGATGGCTGCGAGCTACGGCGTAGATCCGTTCGACGGACTGGAGGTTCTGTTCAACGATACTTGTACTGCTCCGATCATCGGCGACCTGCAGGGCGTTATGGAAAACTGCCCGAAGGGCGAGGCGGTCGAGTTCAAGTATGACGATAAGACTCTCATGACGAGCGACATCGTCCAGATCCTCGGCAGACTGCCGTCCGCGATCGGCGTTGTAGGCGACAAGTTCTTCGCTGTAATCGGTGAGGAAGAGTCCGAGTCATAAAGACACGCTAAAACCGAGGCGGCTCGTTACGGGTCGCCTCTTTCTGTGAGGTTAAAACTATGCTTGATAAGGTAAAAATGGCGCTTCGCATTTCTACGGATGCGTTCGATGACGAACTGAAGGATCTGATCCTGGCAGCAGCGCAGGATCTCGGCATCGCCGGGGTCGTGCTGGAAGAACAGCCAGATCCGGAGGAGTCAGATCCGGGCGAAAACGATCCGATTGTTACGCGGGCAATTATAACCTATTGCAAAATGTCGTTCGGGCTTCCGGAAGACTACGACAAACTGAAGCGCTCGTACGACGAGCAGAAAGCTCAGCTCTCGAACGCTACAGGATATACGGACTGGGGTGTTGCGCATGTATGACGGTACGGCAACATTGAAGACATACGGCGAGCCGACCTTCGACAGTGCAGGGAACGAGATCCCAAGCATTACGGAGACGATCGTCTATGTCCAGCCCCGGGGCGTATATCAGTCCGAGTTTTACAATGCAGCGCAGAACGGTCTCAAGCCGTCGTTAACGCTGTACATGGCGAACAAGGCGGATTACAGCGGGCAGAAGTTCCTCGAGTATGAGGGGACGGAGTACGAAGTGATCCGCGTGGACTGGAGCGCTCAGCGGGACGGTATCTCGTTGGTCTGCGAGGAGCGGGTCGTTGGAAGCGAACGGACGCCGGTGGATCCGGAGGAGGAGAGCGACAGCGATGGCTAAAACCGGAAGCGTAGCAATTCAAATGGCGGAGATCCTGGATGATTATTCAAAAGAGGTTAAAACGGCAACAAACAACGCTATAGAAAAGACTTCCAAAGAATCAGTCCAGAAGCTAAAAAACACATCGCCCCGAGGAACGCCGCACCGCAGGAGGTACGCCGAAAGCTGGACGCTTAAAAAAGAGCGAGAACGAAACGGAATTGCAACGGTAACCGTTCACAATAAGCAGTACCAGCTGACGCACCTGCTCGAAAACGGCCACGTCATCCGGAACGAGAAGGGCGAGTACGGGCGCTATAACGGCGTTAAGCACATCGCACCGGTCGAAGACTGGGCGAAGGACGCACTTCCGGAAGAAATCGAAAGGGAGCTGGAATAATGACAATTTATGAAGTGCTACAAAGCACAGGCCTCCCGTGCGTGTACAGTCATTTCAAGTCCAAGAAGGTCAAACCGCCGTATCTGGCATACATCGGATCGGGGCAGGACACCATGGACGCGGACAACACGCACTACTGGAGGAACAACCTCTACCAGGTAGAGTATTACTTCACAGAGAAAAGCGAAGCAAACGAGACCGCGATCGAGGACGCGCTCCTGGAGAACGGTTATAACTACACGAAGAGCGAAGACAACTTTATCGAAGATGAGGGCGTCTTCGTTATTTATTATCAAATCTAATGGAGGCAGAACATGGCTAACAAAGTAGAATTTGGCATTAGCGAGCTGCACGTCGGTACATATGAGGAAAACAATGGATCCGTAACGCTCGGGGCTCCATACCATCAGAAGGGCGCGGTAAGCTTCGCCCCGGAAGAGCAGCAGGAGCAGAATACCTTCTATGCAGATAACGTCGCCTACTGGAGCGGATACTCTGGCGGCACTCTGGAGGGTGATCTCGAGGTGGCGAAGTTCGACGACGCCTTTAAAACGCAGTTTTTGGGTTACGTTGGACTTGCTGACGGCGGTCTGGCAAATGTAAAAAATGCCGTAAAACCGAACGTCTATATCGCGTTCCAGGTCGAGGGCGACGCAGAAAGCAGAAGGGTCATCCTGTACAACTGCTCACTGGGCGGAATTACCCGCGAATTCAACACGATCGAGGAAAGCAAAGAGCCTGTAACTGAGACGCTCGGCGTTACCTGCATCGGTGACGTTCCGACCGGCGTAACAGTAGCATCATACAAGCCGGGAGACGCTGGCTATGACGACCTGTTCGATAATCCGGCAGCACCGGAGATCGAATCAGAGTCATAAAAGAACCGAGAGAGGCGGGGCGCTTGCTCCGCCTTTTTTGTAATTGGAGGACGAACAGATGGAAAAAACAATCGTAATTGACGGCAAAGACGTCAAGCTGAACAACAACGGAGCCTGGGCGATGGAGTACCAGGATCAGTTCGGGAAGGACATCCTCCCGGTGATCCTGCCGCTCGCTGCATCCGTAGCGGAGGCACTTGCTGCAGTCCTGGCTGATACTGACGGCAACGTCAGCACCAAAGCACTCGCCGAAGCGGTACAGGGGCGGACGATGGACATCCTCGCACCGATCTACCAGACGGAAGTCGTGGATCTGGTTTATAACGTCACCTGGGCGCTGGCGAAAAACGCGGATCCGGATATCCCGGAGCCGAAGAGATGGATCCGGCAGTTCGACAATTTCCCGCTGGACGTTGTCGTTCCGGAAGTATACGGAATGATCATGCAAGGGTTCACCTCCTCAAAAAACTTGAAGAGGCTGGAGGATCTAAAAAACGAGATAACGAAGAATCTCCAGCCGTTACCACCAACGAAATAATCCTCGCCGCCCTGGAACGCGGGCTCACGATGGACGACGTCCGCCGGATGCAGATCGGGCAGCTGGTCGACTTCTGCATCGACTACAACGAGCGGCAGAAGAAGTCCGAGGCAAAGGCCGAACGTGAGCAAAAGCACGGAACTAAGCGGCGAGCTACTCAAAACGATATTAATGCGTTTTTTGGATAGAAGGACATAAACATGGCCGGAAATATCAAAGGAATTACAATAGAATTTCGGGGCGATACCACGAAGCTGGATAAAGCGCTCCGAAGCGTCGACAAAGAGACCAAGAGCATCGACAAAGAGCTCCGGCAGGTCAATAAGTCGCTGAAGTTCAACCCGACGAGCGTGGAGCTCTGGAAACAGAAGCAGCAGCTCCTGACGCAGAAGGTCAGCGAGACGAGGCAAAAGCTCGACCTGCTGAAACAGGCGCAAAAGAAAATGGACACGGATGGAGTCGATAAAAACAGCGCCGAGTATAGAGAGCTTCAGCGAGACATTATCGAGACCGAGTCGAAGCTGAAGCACTTCAGCGGCGAACTGAAGAAGGTCGGCAACGCTAAGCTGCAGGCCCTGGGCGCTCAGTTTAAGCAGGTCGGCGACAAGATGAAGACGGTCGGTACAAACATGACCAAATACGTAACCGGCCCGATTCTGGGCGTCGGTGCCGCTTCGGTCGCTGCGTTTAATGAGGTCCAGAAGGGTCTCAACGTCGTAGCGAACAAAACCGGAGCGACGGGCGAAGAACTGACAAAGATGCAGGACACGGCGAGAGACCTGGCCAAGAACCTCCCGACGGACTTCGAAACAGCAGGGACGGCGGTCGGAGAACTTAATACACGGTTCGGCGTTACAGGTCAGCAGCTCGCAGACCTGTCAGAGGACTATATAAAGTTCGCACGGGTCAACGGCGTCGACCTGAACACATCGATAGACGAGACTCAAAAGGCTCTGTCTGCGTTCGGTCTGACGGCTGAGGACGCTCCGCATTTACTGGACACGCTGACAAGAGCCGCGCAGACGTCCGGGGCATCTGTCGATACGCTGACGAGCGGCCTGATCCAGAACGGCACCGCGTTCCAGGAGCTCGGTCTTAACATGGACCAGTCGGTCGCGCTCATGGCTCAAATGGAGAAATCCGGAGCTAACAGCGAGACGGTCATGCAGGGTCTCCGGAAGGCGCTCAAAAACGCAGCGGCTGACGGTGTTCCGCTCGACCAGGCACTGCAGGACCTGCAGGGGACCATCCTCAACGGTAAGGACGGCATGGACGGTCTGACGGCAGCGTATGACCTGTTCGGTAAGTCAGGCGACCAGATCTACGGAGCCGTAAAGAACGGAACGATTGATTTTAGCGACCTGGCATCGGCAGCAGAGGACACTTCCGGAACGCTGGACGCTGTATTCGAGGAAACTCTGACGCCAGCGG